TAGAGAATGAGTCGCACATTCTTATTAGGGGTCGTGTAAGGACTCCATAACAACTGTGCTAGGGGAGGATAAGGATATGGTGTGGATTTACACACCGGCCACCAACATGTTATTTAACGTCGTTTGGGGAGACGACAGCGGGGGAGCGCTCAGGGAGACCTGCCCAGTTGGTACCTGGACCAGGCTCAGGAACAGCTGCACTAACACTCACACCACTGTTAGCAGCAGTGGAGAAAGTGAAAGGAGATGAGGATGATGATGACGTACCAAACGTAAAGTGTGGCACAGCCATAGTATCAAAGGTAAATCTCGGAGCGGTGGTGGGCACGACGACTCCGGCTGTTTCGAGCTTCAAAGAAGGGGCGGAGCGAGAACTATTCGGAGTTATTGACACTGGCGGCATCTTCACTTCTTTAGACTCGGTCTTCTTTGCTTCAGGGGCACGGCGCGACGCAGTACTTCTTAATCCTTGATCCTTCTGACAATTTTGGCAGAGGACCTTACCATGCTTCTTCTTCATTTTAAGATAAGTTCGGCTTGGTATACGGGTCAGATAACACTGGTTACACACGTACTGAGGTCGGTTTCCATCGCTTGCTCGGCAATAGAATTCCATCCTGAAGATGGTCCTGGAGTTCACCTTAATGTCCTGGGTGAAGTCCGGTTTCCGGGAGGCAACCTTCTTATCAGAAGGTTTTCTTTTCACAATAATGTGTTGTGAGTCAAACTCTTTAAGCAGCTGGTCCAAATTATAATCCTTCCTTGCTTTAAACTTAAATTCATTTAGTTTCGCATCCCATGGAGGATCAAAATATAACAAGTGGTTTTGTCCAACCACAGGCGGATTAACAGCATTAACGACTTTGATATGTCGCGCTTTTAATGCAATGAGCGGCGCTACATTGCGTTGAAGAGCCTGGTAAGTGACTCGGTCTGTCTCACATGCCACCATATTATTCGGTCGTTTAAGTTGTGTGAGGACAGCATGCATGATGGAGAAATCTACGCCAACGTGAGCGGTGCAGTCATAGAATGTATCAAAAGGCGCGCTATTGGGGCTCTTTTTAACCAGGAATTCTATGACTCTAGCGAAGAATCTTCCTTGCTGGGCTGCAGCCAGAGGAGGAGTAGAGTACGTTGCGGTTTTTGGGACATACACCATTTGATCGTACTTTGGAACGAACGGGTCAGGAGGAAGCTCTGCAAGCTGAGCTCGATATGCTTCTGGGATGCTGGTAAATTTAGCGTCAGCATTCACTAAACCAGTGCCAGGCTGTGGGTCTACTGGTAAGTCCTCACTATTGAGTCCGTAAGTGGTTCCTCTGAAATGCCCTGCAGGAGGCACAGGCTCCATCAAGGATTTCAATGGTCTGAGCTCAGAAATGCTCTTAATTGTTTTGAGATGGGCGATATAATCCAACACTTCTCCTCGAGTTACATCTAGCTGTGCTATAATGATCTCGAGTGCGATTTCATAATCGACAGGATAAGCGTTTGGACTATTATCGAACCACCTCTGCATCCAACTCTCTGGATGCACACTAACAAAACCTGGATATAGACGGAGAATCATTCTCGCCCAATCAGAGATTAGGGGAGTTTCTGGATCCATCACCAAGATACCATTAGCGCGGTTAACGAGAACATGTTCAGGATTGCGTTGGTAAATTGGGTCCATGGAATGGGAAATGTGCAACTTGCTAATTTGCCGTCGAACATCACACATATTCATCGGAGAAAGCATGGGCGTGGGCCAGATGCGTCCGAGGAAGTCAGCAGGATGGGTAG